CTAAAGCTAAAGACAGTAGAATTAAGAACAGAAAACAACATGATCTTAATAAAGAAATCAAACATAAACAAAAAACACTGAGTAAAGATAGATTTCACCAATACATAAAGGATATTTATAAAAATGATAACAGCTAGATTAACTACAGAAGAATTAGATAGATTTTTAAGTATTGCAGCATTTGTAGATAGAATATCACCAGGAGTAAAGAAACCAGTATGTACTACTAACTTTCAGATGTTAGATGTAGCTCCAGATAAGAATACTTACAAGGATTCGGTAGCATCCCTTGCTAGACCAAAGATAGTTCCAACATCTAAACAGCTTTCAATCTATGAATTCGTACTTCTCTTGTTAATTGATGTGAAAGAGGATCAAAGAGAACTGATGTATTTAAGACACTTTCCATACAGATCATTTAGGCAGCTTAAAAGATTTTATATTGGTGATAGTCATGAAAAGATTAGATACCAATATCACAGAGCATTAGTTGATGCCTGTGTACAAGCTAATAAGAACTTAGCAAAATATTTGTAAAGTATTTGACAAGTTATCAAATAAATAAGAAAAAAAAATTATACTTGAATTAAGTGTTTTTTATAAAACCTTTTTTTTTAGTTTGAATCATACTTGGGGTAGCCATCTTTTATCATTTTTCTTTCTCTCTCTATAACAGCTACCCCTGTATGAATTAATGTTCTACAGGCTTAAAGTCTTTTAATTTAAGCTTTTTTAACTCTTTCCTATTCTTTAATGCTGACTTGAACTTGTCTTTGTTCCTGTAGTATTTAACAATAGGAACTTTATACATTACGATAGGAGTAGTTAGTATTTTATTTTTAAACATCATATTTCTCTCCTTTGATTCGTTAGAATCAGTTTATAATACTATTAAACACTATCGCTAACAGTATTACAACCAGAAATAGATTAATAAAATGGCTAATAAAACTAAGTACAACAAGACTTTGATCAAAGAAATCCTATCTGAGCTTGCTGTAGGCAAAAGCATAAGAAGCTGTCTATCACCAATTAATAAAGGTATTGATAGACCATGTTGGGAAACCTTTAGATCATGGATGAGAAAAGATCCAAGTCTTAGACAACAATATGAAGATGCTAAAACAGATGGAATTGAATATTTATTATCTGATGCACAAGATTTACTTAACGAAAGTATTGAGAACAGTAAGTTCAAAGAGAAAACAGACTTAGGACAAACACACTTAATTAAGTCATTTGTTGATTTAAGTAAGTGGAAATCAGAACGTATTGCACCCAAATATTATGCAAAAAGGGATGCAACTACATTAAATTTTGATAAAAATACTCCATTAGTTGTTAAGTGGGATAAATAGAAACTATTGATTTTACTGGGATAACAGGAATATTTTGTAAGTTGCAGATAAAACTAGCACAGCGTAGCTTATAGACACAAATGTTCTTGTTTTGTTTTAGAATCATTCTAAAGTAAATACAAATCTATCCGGTCATCTATACCAATATTATACCGGTAATAAATAATTGTTATTTATCTGAGTTAATTAGCCAAACCAATTGATTACAGATCAATTTGTTACCTAGAACCTAGATTTTGGGGGGTTTTTATCGAAGCCACACCCCAAAGCTATATTGGCAACTAAAAAAAAAATTAGGGATGTTACACACAAATAAACAAAGGTTTTTAATATGTTCGATTTTGAGGATGGTAAGCAAGGATATTCAGCAGTTATCTACATCATGGAGTCTACCAACAGTG